AAAACTCAAATTCAAAACCTATCTTTGAAGAATGTATAGCATTAAGTTGTTCGTTAGAATACATATTTATCCTGATTTGTTTATATATTCCAAACCAGGATAAAGGTTATACTAAGTTCATTGTAATCTTGCGATCACTAACATTAACACTACCGATTTTAACATCGATTTCATCACCTTTAGAAAGTTCGGTATTTTTTAATTTAGTTTTATGAATTAATCCACTAATACCTTTTTCCAATTCCACAAATGCGCCGTATTTAGTTACCTTAGTTACTTTACCTTTTGTGATCATCATTGGTTTATATTTTTCATCTGCACCATCCCATAAATCAATCTTAGGACCTGATTGGCTTAATATGATTTTTTTATCAGATATAACTTCTTTAGTCCAAAAGTTAATACTATCTCCTGCCTTTATATCTCTCTTTTCAAATTTATTTAAAGTATCCTCATCCAATTCATTTTTAGGTATTAGACCAGTGAGACATTCATTAAATTCTGCAAATATACCAAACTTAGTAGTACCAGTAACAAACCCTGTGATATGTTCTTTAATATTTTCTCTAAGTTTTTCTACGGTGGATGGAATCATTGTTCTTAAATATTCTCTATGAGATACAACGATTGTTTGTTTTTCATTTGAATAAGTAATAGGCATTACGATTAATTCTTTACCTACAATGGCTTCAAAGTTAGGTAATTTATTTAATCCTCCTAATGAACCTGGCATAAAACATTGAACTCCACCAACTTCAACCCAATAACCACCATGAATAAGTTCTTTAACCTTACCAGTAAATCCAATAGTTTTATTACCTATAGCGTTATAAATTTCTTGTCTTTTTACTTCATCCATTGCATCACTAATAGAAGCATATAAAGTACCTTGTTTAGAATTCTTAACTTTTATATCTACCATCATACCAACTTCTAATTGGTCTACTATTGCTTTATCTTCTTTTTGTAAAATACAAACAGCAGTACTTTTTCTAGATATATCAACTAAAGCCTCAATCTTAACTTCTACGTTTTCGCCATCAATAATATGAGTTTCTTTTTTAATATGAATAATCTCACCTTGCGTTATATAATTATTTGCTTCTTCAGACATTGTTAATTTCTTAGCCTCAATGTCATTCAATTCATAAAGTTTCATTAGATCATCGGCATAACTTTCTGTAGACATTAGTTTAGTTCCTTTAGGTACCATTACTTTTTTTGTTACAGTGTCAAATGGATCATCACTTAATTGTATTGTGATTTCTTGTTCTATCATTATTTTTTATTAAAGTGGTTATTATAGATTATATATTACTTAGTTTAGATTTAGTTATTATACTTCTTATTATCTATATTGTTTAAGATTATGTAATAAGAGCTGGTGGAGATGGTGCAGTTGTTGCGCCAACTTGTGCTGCCGGTGACCCTGCAGTAGCAACGGCTTGTCCTGGTGGTAAAATTATAAGCTGTGATCTTATGTAAGCATCTATCGCTGGCCCAGCAATACCTGAGAATGTTGCCGAAGCTGTTGAAATAGCTAAGGCTGATTTATCAACCCCATCATTTGTACCAGGCTGTGCTGATATATTAATAAAGTCATACATAGCAGCTGAAAATGCAGCAGTTAATGCGGAGTTTAAAATAGGTGGAACTAATGGCATAATTTAATTATTTTTATAGTTTATATATTAATCAGTTGTATTCTTTGCACTTAAAGACGGTGCTGTGACTGATGTAGGTGGACTAGTAGGAGAACCTAAATTACCTATATGAGAATGTCCATCAAATATACCTGCAAATGTATCACCTTTAATGACAGCCTCAGCCGCAGCTTCACCTAATTTAATTCTTGGAGAATTAATATGAGTTTCAGCAGATGCAGTTACTACAGCATTAACACAATTAATAAGAGTATCGGTTGTCGCATTAATTACAGTATCCGCTCCACTGTTTATTGTAAACTGAGCCGAATGTGTAAATGTTATATTACCGTCATTAAGCATTATTATAGAATCACCATTTGCATTTATTATTTCAACAGAATTATCAGGTTTTACATTAACGGTAGTTGGACCTTCGGTTGTAGTATAGTCCATCATTAATCCTTTTTCTTCTGTAAAGAAAACTTTAATATGCTCACCTTCCCTTTCATTAGTAACGGTAGGATCACCAGATTGTAAGTCACCTGTTAAACCAAATGCTGTATCATATATTAATACGTGTGAGTTAGGATAGGCAGCTTCTATCTCCGCCTTCGTCTCATCAGAAGGGTATAGTGACTCATGGTATACTGGCGCGTAATAATTACCATTATCAAAACTTATTCTTAGTATGGTTCCAATTTTAGGAACTGAAAATGTACCACTCCCGGTGTTACTTCCACCTGATGAAGCAACTGATGGTCTTGCCCAAGGTAAAGATTCAGTTGGCATAACATAAGCGCTACTTGGATCTTCAGGATCTTCTCTCTGGTCCATTTTACCAAAAACTCTAATTCGACATCTACCTTCAAAAATATCATCATCAGTATTTTCAACAATACCAATCCATTGAGTGCCTTTTAGATTATCATCCTTTAACTCTTTTGCTGTTAGTTTTCCCATTTATTAATCTTCAAATATGTTACTACTTTCTATACTCTGTGTACTACCACCTGGTGGAATATCACCTTCAAATAAATTGCTAGGTTCTAGTGGAGGCGGTCCTGATGGTGCGGAAGTAAATACATTAGTCTGTGTTAATGGCGGTCGGTCACCACCTTCAGGTAAAATCCTATTAACTTCCAATGTTTGCGTACTACCACCTGGGGCAATTTCGCCTTCATATATATTAGTACCTATCTGATTAGTAAATCCTGGTGTAGTTTCTTCTTGTACTAATGCACCTTGTAAAGTACTTAACAATCCTTGTGGATTTTTAATTGTATTTATAATTTGATTTCCTAAACCATATACATTACCAAACTTTAAACCTTGAACAAAACTTAATGCTTTTCTCTGCACAAGATTCTCTGCTCCTTGTATAGCCTTGTCTAATAATTTTTTACCTGCACCTTTTGCTAAGTCCTTATAAGTTTTTGGTTGTTTAGGTGCTGAATCTACTAAAGCTGAATCGTAACCAGCGAATTGAGATTCTATTTCAACTCTTCCGTATGACCATTTCATGGATGATGTAGCAATATTACCAGGATCACCTTGTATGTTTGTAACATTTGCAAACACTTGTCCACTAGCACCAGCATCCCATGTGCATTCATCAAATTTAAAAGTTATCTTTGAAAAGTTTTCATTAACAAATTTACTAAGTTCTGGATCAGGTGAAAGCGGATTAAGTGCATTTATAAAATTTCTAACTTGTTTAAATCTCCTAACTTCAACTACCTCAACCCGAACTGTAAAATACATTAAATTTATAGGTATAAGATTTCTTCTATACTTAACATCATAACATGCAGATTTATAAAGATTAAATAAAGCAGACATTTTTAAATCTATTGCCTCTAATAAACCAACAGTAATTCCTTCACCATCTGCAGATCCACCAAAAGGTGTCATGTTAACAGTTTTATTAAAAGCTTCTTGTAAACCTTCTATAGTTTGAAAGTAATAAGCTCTTTTAGATTCTATTTCTTTTAATCCTTGGCAGAATGCCTTTAGATAAGTGGCTCTAGTAACTTCACCTAAATTATTTAAATACCCAACAGCTGATTCACCAGATGGGTGTGAACCTAATTCACCAGCACCACCACCTGACAACGCAAAAGGATCATCATTAGCAGGAATCGCAGGGCTGCCCTCTAACGCACCTTCAAATAAAGGGCTCATTCTATCAAAGTAAATGTTAAATCCTAAATAAGTAGGGTCATCTAAACTAGTAACACCATTCCCACCACCGGCAGCCGATGATGAAGTTTGTACAAACGTCTTAGCCATATCATAACCATACGAGCGTGCACTAGGAAATGATTTTTGTAAATTACCAAGTAAGCTGGTTACTTCCTCTGATGGTGCTGAATTAAAAAGTTCTGATAATGGCATTTATAATTTATTTTGTTTTTTTATTTATTCTTTATGTAGAAGGAGTTACTTCTCTTCTACGCAAATGTAATTTCTGCTTTAAGCCTGCCCCACCTGCCTGAGGTCCACTTGTTAAAAAATATTCAATACCTGTTATAACATAAAAACCAGAAAGATATTCATTAACAACACCAAATTCATTATCAACATCACTGCCTGCATTATCGGGAGTATCTGCTCTTCTTTGTGAATCATTAGGAGCGTTCTCATCATTTTCCGGCGCGGTTAAAGTACCTTTTACCATCTGTGCAGTTTCCATCATATGACAATAAATTCTGGTATACCTTAATATAGCAGGATTAATTGTATCTAATTCAACCGTCATACCTAATTTGTTAATCTCTGAAAGGTTTTGAAAATTTTGTATAGATGCGTAATAATAATTCTCATGAACATTATCACCTTGTGTACCTAAAAATTTAAATTTAACCTGTTGATCAACTGGGCCTTCTACTTCTCCATTAATAGTTCTACCTTTAGTAACAGGTATCATACCAGGTGTATCACTAGTTATAGGATCTACAAATTCACTTATAAATTCTTTTGCATTTAAATCCCAATACTGTGTATATCTTTTATATCCATTATTCTTACTAATCTTTCCACTATTATTAACTTGCTGATATTTAGATATGTATCTAGCAGTACCTTGTAAATCTAATTGATTACTTAACATATTAGGAAATGTGCTTTCACTATCTTCTTCATCGCCACTCCCCATTGTATCCATTGCGTTTTGTTGAAACATTTGGCTAACCTCTAAATCATCTTCCATACCGAAAAACTTATTAGCATCAACAAAAGTTAAATAATAATAAGGATCAATATAAGAAGTAAAAAATGATTCATCATTTAAGTATGAATTAGAAGTTATATCTTCTATAAATTTTTGAGCAGTATCATAAGGGTTTGTCCATATCTGCTGATCTGTAGTATCTTCAACATTAGATGCATACCCCAATTTTAATTCTTCAGCAATAGATAATAAAGAATTCCAACTAGTATTATCTTGGAATTGAACCTTCTCTGTAAATAAATTAGGTACATGCATTCTACCATCAACCATAATTTGGGATGCTGAATCAGTAGCACCACCGCCACCTAACGGAGTTATTTTTTCCACAGTAAAATCAATTCTTATAGGCTTAAATGTAGTTTCATCACCCTGTGATCTGATATACAATTGAATAATATCTCCATCTTTTGGAAAAAATCTAGCAGTAAACATTCCATCCCTATCATAAAAAGAAAACTTACATGTTGGATAAAAACCAGTACACTTAAGTTCAAATGTTTCTAATTTATCACCCTGTACTTCATATGAATTAATTCTAATAAGAGGTATCATTGTAGAAAACTTACTAGGTTTTTCTTTCATAGTATCACCATCAGAATTTTCAGTACCACTCTCAACATCAGTTATTTCTAACTCATCAAGTTCGATGGTAGGTTCTACTACTGTTAGTATATTTCTTTCTACTGCTGACATATTAATTCGATTGTTTAGTATTTCTACTTGGTAAGTTAGTTCCTAATTGTATTTTACCACCACTAAAGGTTTTAGCCTCTTGTCCAGGCTGTAACATATTAGGAGGCATTGGCTGTTTTACACCAGATTCTTTTGTTTTAGCTTTTTGTATTAACCTCTGGATTCTTGATTGATCTTTTTCACTCTGTCTTCCAGTATCTACATACGCTTCTTGAACATCGTTAGGTCTTGTCGCAGGATTAGGTCTTTTATAAACTAGATCTTTTCTAGATAAATTAGGTATAACCAAGATATCGCCTTCACTAACACTAAATGGATTGAAGATATTATTAACAACACAAATAGCATCTATGAATTCACCACTTCCGAAATATTTAAATGATATTTTATCTATACGCCCAACCTGATCTTGCATAACATAATGTAATGCCTTAACTCCTAAATCCGAATCATAAATAAATGAAGGGGCATTAAGATCCCAATAACCCTCACCAGTTTTATCAATAATTAATTTATTCTTTAATGTTAATGATTTTACATCCATACCTTATTATTATATTATGAATCAATAAACATACTCACCGCATTAGATGCATATGCAGCATCATCATCAGTAAATATATTTGCAGTTGATTGTTTCTTCACGTTACTTATTTTTTCGTTTTTAACATCTGATGCTTGTGTGCCTTGTGTTGGTGATAAACCTTTTGTGAAATTACCAGCCTTTACAGAACCATAAGTAGCAACATCTTTACCAGCTAAATTTAAAATATCTTCTTCACCTTGAGCAGATGCATAAATTCTACCACGACCTGCATTAAACATATTTTCTATATCACCTTTATCTCTAGGCTTACCGTGTTTAAGATCTATTTCAAATTTAACTTCCATAGGAAAATCATCATATCCTAAACCATGTCCTAAAGTCATAGTTGAATTATCACAATACATATTACCCATTGTTACAATTGGATTTAATGGATTACCTACAGTTACATGCCAGTCACCAGTAGGTTCACCACTAATTAATGCCTTAGACGCTTGTGTACCAGAAACCGCTCCAACATTATCACTTAAAAATCCACCTAGCATATTACCTAGCATAGTTTTACCAACCTTAAGTAAACCTTCTACTCCATTTTCTAAATTAAATTCACCAGTGCCTCCACCGAATACATTCTTAAATCCAGTTTCAACATCAGTAACTACACTTCCAATATATCCACTAAAGTCTCCTTGTTTTAATTTATTAATATCTCCAAATTGGCTAGCAACCGCCCCAGCTCCACCATAATATCTTTGACCACCGCCAAAGAACTGACCATTATTATAAGTCATAGTTAACATATTACTAATAATGTCAATCATTGCAATTTTAGGATTAACATAACTAAGAGATTTTAATTCATATTCAAAATTAAGCTTTAAGTCATTTGAAAATTTCATACCACGATCTCTAATCTGTGTAGAATCAATAACATTAACAGGTCCTATTACAAAATTAGCATAAGTTGTACCTAGCTTATCACCAGTAGACATATTTTGAGCGGCAAACTTTTGTCTTGAACTGATACCTTTCATTGCATCAAATCCAGCTTTACCAACACCATTCATTTTAGAATAAAAAGGCTGGGATGTATAACCACCGTCACCACTACTAATATCTTCCATTTCAGATTTAACTTCCTTATAATTTAACCCATAAGACATTGTTAATAAATCATCTAATTTGTTACCTGTCTTTTCACCCATATAAGTTACTGCGGTAACGCCTGCAGTTTGTGTAGCATCAACGGATTCTTTTGGTGTTGGTGTCTTAGGATCTTTAGCGCCTGGTGTTGCTGTTAAATCAAATATGTTATCATTTACTGGTGTTGGGAACCTTCTTAATGTAATAAGATGATTAACAGGAATTTGTTTATAGTATTTACAATATAAAAAATCTTGTGCGCTATAACCAATTCTAGGATAATTAGTACTAAAGTATTCTATAAGTTTAGCAATAGAAACATTCCTGGATGCATCACCACCCATTGTTGGATTATTAGGTTTATCATGAAAGTCATTAAAAACCTCGCCACCAGTTAGCCCACCATATAATCCTCTAAAATTAAATAGAGCATACTTATTAAAAATAGATCTAGGTACTGGTGCATTCATTCCAACCGCAACACCAAATTCATCTGGGACAGCTTTATCCTTATAAAAGTTTTTTGCAAACATAGTATCTACTCCATGAGCAAATCCAAAAGATTCCCCACCAAATACACCTAATCGGTTAGCAGTTTCTTTACTTGGGTTAGTTGGAAATAGTGCATCGTTAAGTTTTCCTATTGTATCATTGAATGGCATATAGAGAGTCTATTTTTAGTATATATTCAGCTTAAGCTGTTGAGATACTTATCAATGTCAATATCTCCTTTTTTAAACTTATCAGTCCAACCTTTTTTAAACCTAACATCAAACTCATATGAACTATCAGTTGAAAGAGAACCTTTAAAAAAAGGTCTGGATGATATGTCCCGCACTTCTTTTAGGTTTTTTGATATTATATAAAACTGAACTTTTTCAAACAACCCTTGTAAATCATTTTTCGTCTTCTTACACATAACCGATTCAACTATTACATATAACCGTTCTCTATCACTTTCATCAAATCTATCTTCTAATGATTTTACATTTTTAAAGTCTTCTTTTTTAATAGGCATTTTTCTAGCTCTATTATTAAACTCATATTTAAAATTCATATCAAAAAAATGAGACTTAAGGTACTTCATATTATCATACATCTTGATAATACGAATTTGATATAGAGGGTTAATAGGATCCCATTGGGTATCAACTATCAAACCTTTTATAGGTAACAAAACATTAGGCTTGCTAAAAGAAGATAGCAAACAATAAACAGTTTGTCCTTTGGTAAATATTCTATGTGCTTTCATTCAAATTCCACGACATTTTCAAATAGCTTAGCACTACCGTTTACATTTATGTCTGGTGAATGATATATGTTATATTTAATTTCTTTGGTAGTTAAAGATTCTACATATCTTTTAATTCCTTTTACTGTATGCTCATTAAGATTACCTAGAACATAAAATATAGATGTAGTTGTAGACCTATCTAATACTGTTTGTAATTGTTTCATTAAGTAAGAAGACACTACAGCATCAGAAGGTTCAAACTGATAAAAGTCATTCTTAGTTAACTTATTAAAAATATCCATGTAATTGATACATTCAATATTTCTCGGTACAGTACCTAAATAAGATTTTACCTTTATGGCATCTTTTGAATATATGAAATTAAATTCTATGTTTGTTTCCATTCAGTTAATAAATCGATCTCCGCTTGGAGTTCTTTTATTTTGCTTTCTACGTCCTTCTTATTAGGCTCATAGTGAGTTCCCCACTCTGTCTTAATTCTTAATACATCTTTTTCAAATTTGTTACCACATTCCAACCCTAGGTCTTCACACAGCTCAAAAAAGAATTTCATTATGTATTCGTATTTGTTTCTATTATCATCATTAGATTCAAAAACATCTGTTGAAGTCCATTGTTCCTTTCCTCCTCCGTGATTATCATCAATCACTCTTTTGATAACACCATTTCTTGCAGGCTCTAAAACAATTTTAATCATTAAGTCTTTTATTTAAAGATTCTCTTGCATCTCGCATCATTTTTCTGGCGTCTTTTTTATCAGACTTCCAAGTCTCTTTATCCCTAACCATTAATATTGCATTAGCTTCTCTTAGTAATTTAATCTCATTTTCATTATATCCTACTTCTCGCCAAGCTATTATTTGTCTTTCTTCAATACTCTCTAATCTTTCAGCTATTGATTTTTCAACAGCATCAGTATTAGCAGCATGCAATTCTTTACCTCTTTCTATATTCTCTTTAGTAATTTCCATCCACTTATGAAATGGTAATTTACTTTTTGCTTTAAGAAGTCCCTGGTACTTCATTGCTAATCTTCTCTGTCTTCTATTTGGTGCTTGTGTCATATGATTGATTTTATTATATATTATAGCTTAAATTGCTTAGTCAATTTTATATCTAGTTTTAATTAATTCTCTAATGCTATCAAAAAGACTATCTAAAATTAAGTCTTCAGATATTTGATCTTTAATAAAAGATTCTAATTCATCGTTAACTTCATCCGCATCAAATGAAGAGCTTATAATTTCATATATAGCTTTATTAAGAACTTCAATTGGAAAGGTAAGATTAAGTTTTACTTTATCATTCTTTTTCTGTTTATCAAAAAGAGTTCTAATAGGTGATACGGTTTCTGATGTAGTTTTTTTAGTTACCCATTTCATGTCAGTTCCTTCTAAATCTTGGTTATCTAGCTTATGAGGATCTTTTATTGTTTGTGGTGGATTTAAATCTAATGCATTACCAACAATTGGTTCTAAGAATTCAGATATTAAATTTGTTGCTATTCTACCGCCACTCTTAAACGTGGTCCATTGATCTTGAGTACCGTTAACAATTTCTACATTGCCAAACTTATCACCTTTAATCCACTGAAGTTTTACTTCTTCTGTATTTTCCATACTATTGTCCATTTATAATTATTATATGTAAAAAAAGTAAATTGTTTATAATGACCCTGCTTCAAGCCAAGCCTTTATAGTAATGTGTCCTTCTTGGTCAAAGGAATTCGCACTTGTAGAATTGGATCTCCATCCGAAGTATACTTTATCATCTGCAGCAGTTAAAGAAGATTGCAAGCTCCAAGTGAAATCAGCACAGCCATACCAGAAATTATTAGCGATATTAGTTAAGGTAAGAGTTTGCTCGCCACCTAGGGTTACTAGATTCATATCTTGGCCACCATTGAATGTACCACAAGTCCATTTATAAGGTCTGATTATAATTTGCGGTGTTGGTTCAGTTGTTGTATGATTGCAATAATAAGTAAATCTTACTCTTAAATCATCAACACCCTGTACTGCATCATGAATTAGAGGTATTCCACAATTCATTGCTTCATTCTGTAATATATTACTAACTATAGTATGTACCGCAGTTGCTTTCCAACTTTTTGAACTCCACCCATCTTCATTACCAACCATGTATGAATTAGAAGCTGTAGGTAAAATGTTACGATCTAACTTATAACTAGTTGTCATAAGTGGCAGGTCGTGTGTAGATCCTGAAGTACCAGTTGTACCTTGTGTACCTTGAGTACCTGCACCAGTTATACCTTGAATACCTTGGGAACCGGTAGATCCTTGTGTACCTGTTCCAGTTGCTCCTTGTGTACCTTCACCAGTTATACCTTGAATACCTTGTGCTCCTGTAGTTCCTTGATTTCCTTTTTCACCTTGTTCTCCTTGTGAACCAGTAGATCCTTGTGTACCTGCACCAGTTATACCTTGAATACCTTGAATTCCTGTTCCTGTTGTTCCAACTTCTCCTTGAGTTCCTTGCTCTCCTTGGCTTCCTGTGGATCCTTGTGTACCTGTACCAGTTATACCTTGAATACCTTGGGTACCAGTTTCTCCTTGAGCTCCTTGTGTACCTGTACCAGTTATACCTTGAATACCTTGAGTACCAGTTTCACCTTGCGTTCCAGTTTCACCTTGAGTTCCAGTTTCTCCCTGAGTTCCAGTTTCACCCTGAGTTCCAGTTTCACCTTGTGTACCAGTTATACCTTGAATACCTTGTGTACCTGCACCAGTAGTACCTTGTACACCTGTATTACCTTGAATACCTTGTACACCATTACCTACAAGTTTAACTAATGTAAGTGAAATATTAGATGGCGTTAAATTTATACTAGCAGTTGAACACTTAATCCTTACTTCAACTTGATCACCACCATTAAGATCTAATATGTCTACAGTAGACATGCTATTAAAAAGAGTTCCAGTGAAGCTTGTTCGTACCTCGGTAACACCACTTCCATTATACGGATTACCATTAACAAATACTTCGGTAAAAATATCATCATTTGTTGGTGTTGTTCCACTAAGACTAAAGTTAAGTTCATAATTACCAGCTTCATTAGCATTAATACTTAGTACATTACCTTGTGGGCTTCCACCTGAATTAATGAATGACATTTGATTTAATTCACCAGAAGGTAATAATAAACCTACATAAGAATTAGTAACTGTTAAGGCAGCAGCACCAGTTGATAGCAACATAGAACCGTATGCAACGGTACCACTAACAGAACCAGTACTACCGGTTATACCTTGAATACCTTGTGTACCTGTACCTGTTTCTCCTTGTGTTCCTTGTTCTCCTTGTGTTCCTATACCAGTTATACCTTGAATACCTTGAGTTCCTTGTTCTCCTTGAGTTCCTTGTTCTCCTTGTGTACCTTGAGTACCTGCACCAGTTATACCTTGGATACCTTGAGTACCAGTTTCTCCTTGAATACCTTGTGTACCTGTACCGGTTATACCTTGAATACCTTGAGTTCCAGTTTCACCTTGTGTTCCTTGTTCTCCTTGAATTCCAGTTTCACCTTGAATACCTTGAATTCCAGTTTCACCTTGAATACCTTGTTCTCCTTGAGTTCCTTGTTCACCTTGTGCACCCTTTTCACCTGTAACAACAAACGATACTAATACATCTTCATCCATTGTAAATGGTGCCGATGCAGTAGATGCTTGTGGTACTACATCAATATCCCAGTATCCACCTGCATCAGTTAAGTCTGAAATTTGAAAAAGTAAAAATTCATTAGCATCAGCTTTTGCTGTTATTCTAACATAACCTTTTGGTATCGATGCCGACGCAGCAATAGTCTGTAAAAAATTTGATATATCAGAACCAGTAACACCATCATCATTAATTAACATAATAGTTGATGTATTCTGTATGGCTTGGTTTAAAGAAACATAACTAAAGCCAGGATCGGCCACAGCGGTTGACGTATTAAATTCATAATCAAAAGTTGCACCACCAAAGGTACCGCTTTCTCCAGTAGTTCCTTGTATACCAGTTGCTCCTTGAGAACCAGTAAGGCCTTGTATACCTTGCGCGCCATCACCAGTTTCACCTTGTGCACCTTGGGGGCCAGGCCCTCCAGGAATTATTGAGTCGGCTCCAGTAGTTCCTTGTATACCTTGCGGTCCAGTAGATCCTTGTACACCAGTAGATCCTTGTGGCCCGGCCACCTGAGAGTCGGCTCCAGTAGTTCCTTGTATACCTTGCGGTCCAGTAGATCCTTGTACACCAGTTGGTCCTTGTATACCAGTTGCACCTTGTGCACCTAATAAACCAGCGGCGGCGGCACTTACATTTACCCACTTAGTCCCATTCCATTGTAAAAAGTCTGATGCAGCAGGAGATGGGGCGTTAACATCGGATAACATATTAATTAAAGGTGCATTTGTATTAAGAGTTGCTAAATCAACATTTGAAGAATCAAAATTAATAACAACACTTTCATTAGCTGAATTAAAACCAGCAGATAATGCATTACCTATAACTGATGTTGAGTTAGATGCATCAATACTTCTGAATGTTAATGTAGTACCATTCATACCAGCAAATACATTCTCTCCACTAATACCTATATTAGATCCTTGGTTTATTTCTCCACCGGCAGATGTATTAATTAATTTAATAGCATTTACACTAGGGTCATATTGTAATTGTACACCATCACCTGCAACAAACCTAAAAGTATCATTTGGTATAGAAGATGATAATGTAAAATCATTATTTGATTGATAACTAGCAGCACCTGTATAATTTACAATAATCTTACCATAGCTATTTGAACCTGTAACAGTAAGATCACCTGTACCAATTCCACCGATTAAGTCCCATTCACTAGTTTCAAAAACACCTTGTGTAGTTCTTTTGTTTGCTCTCCACCATGCTAAAGCTTCTGATGAAACGCTAGTTCCACCAGTAACATCAATTACTTCTACTGGGTGGTATACTACATGCCCTTCGTTATAAGTTCTATTGTCTACCCAAGGGTTAGCTACTGCTTTAAAGTTACTGTCTACCTCACCATTAAAAAGTTCCCTTTTAACTTCTTCTCTATAGATGATATATTCTTTCAGATTGAATGCCATTTAATCTAATGTTTTTTTATTTATTCCGGTGGTTCATTAATAATATTTGCATCATCATACGGAAATTCATCAGTGTCTTTTCTAGATGTAAATATTTCCCTAAGTTGATTAAGGTACCATGTACCTTCAGACCAACCTGGTATAGCATAACAAGGCGAATAGATACCTGTTGTATATATTCTATAAAGTTCATTCCAGTATTTACGATAATCTTCAACTGCCCTGTTAATAAATCCTACTTGTCTATTTACTAACACTGACCTTTGTTTATTTCTTTGCTTATCAAAAGAAGAACCTGATGTAAGTCTAAATTTACCTGTTAAATCTTCAGCACGGTACTCTGTTAGAAATTCATATAATTTACTATCACCTAGAAATAATTCTATTGAAGCAAGATCCCCAACAAAACAAGGATCAAATGGTACATAGTTAGTTTGGTAAAATAATTCCAATTCTGCAATACTAGCAAAATCCGTAAATTCGGTTTTTTGACTAGCTTGGTCATAAAATCCTATTCTAATTTTAGACACAGCAATTTTATACTTTTTTAAATAAACAAAAAAGTCTAATGATAATTTAAATGTTAAGGCTTCAATGACCAAGAGGATATACTATTTTTTGTATATATTCAGCTCTTTATTGTGTGGTAGTCATTTAATAGGTTAGAAATTTTACCGTGAGTCACGTTGCACTCATTAAAAATTTGAAGGTGATTAGTATCTCTATAATCTTCAATCCAGTAAACGTGTTTAAATCCAGCATTAACTAAGATCTTGGTACACATTTTACAAGGTGATAATGTTAAAAGTATTATGTAATTTTGAGGATCATATTCTTGAAACTTTGCAATCATATTTACTTCAGCATGAATAAAACCACTTTCACCTGGTGTTAAAGAATCTTCTTCAGTTCCAGTATTATTATTTGTTTCAGCTCCACTATAAGAACCGTTATATCCAAAGCTTGCTATTTTACTGAAGTCTTTCTTTAGAGCCATGCAACCAACTTTAGTAGTAGAAGAATTAGAGAGATCCTTAATACTTAATAAAATGTTAGTAAATGCGTTTAGCTTTAACTGAAGTCGCTGAAGTTTGGAATCCATTTTTGTTTTATTAAAGTAGCCTTCATTTTTACCTCAGGTAAATCTTTATTAAGACTGTTTGCAATTCTTATATTTTCTTTATCATCATCAAAGAATTTAAAATTTCTAAATCCCATTTGTACAAATTTCATAAAGGCATCTTTTTTCTTTTGTGCAGTAGAGCCAGTAAATCCTAAGTTAGGATCATTGATTGCAAAAATAAAATCAGGATTAACATCAACACCATTATGCATTAAAAAATCATAGATAAGTTTTGAATCATCTCTTGCAGTAATAATACCTACAGCAGTTCCTTTTGAAATTGTTCTCTTAAGTATATTAAAAACCCAATCAATTATTTTACCAGCCTTAAGAATTTCTAAATCTCTGAAATCATTAAAATCAAACTTGTCATGAGGTTTAGTTTTAAATGTATTAAATTCTTGTGGTGTAAGATCAATCTCATATCCTGTTTTAGGATTAAAAACTTTAATCTTACTTTTAGTTACAATCAAAGTATCGTCAACGTCAAAGACAGTTATGTCTTTACCCCATTTTTTATACTTTTCAAATAGTTCCATACAATATATATTGTTTAATTTAAGATCTCTTACTACAGGTGAGATATAGAATGGATACATTAACAATCCCTCCCATTCTGATATATGTGTTTCACCACAGGAAATCTTAATGAATAACCACCATTCTGATTTTGGCTTTCTTCAAAGTATTGAACGGTTATAGTTTTACCAATTAATTCTTTATGATTGTTAAGGTAGTGTTCTCTTTGTTCTTTAGAGAATCCAGATCCTACACTTACCTTATTGCCTTTATGTTCAATTATGATATTACTTAGACCTTCCTTTTCAATCTGCTTACCATTTTCTGTCCATCTCATTGTACCGTTAACACATTCTAATACCGTGTATTCAGCATCATGGAATTTTTTAACCTTTAAAAGATTATGACTTCTTTTACCTTCATAGCCGATATTCTTTCTAACCATGATTCCTTCAAACCCAGCCTCTTCAGCTTCTTTTGCCATTTCAGTAAATTGTTCCTCGGTAGTTAATTGTTCTTGTGGTAAGAATTCTAACATAGAAGAGTTAATATTTTCTGGAAGATGATCATAACCATTCTTAAGTCTTTCGGTAAGTGGCGTAATTCCAGTCTTATTATCAAATTCTTCTAAAGTTAAATAATCAAATACAAAGAATTTAGGATTTTCAATTTGATGATCCTTCTTTCTGATTTGTTTCATAATTCCTTGGAAGTCTTCATTACCATCTTTGTCCACCATACAGATTTCTCCATCTAAAATAAAGTCTCCACCTATCTTAGAAATTTCATTTCCCAAATTACCTAAAGTAGTAAATTCTTTACCGTTCCTTGAGAAGAATGTTACAGTATTCATTTCCTTTCTACAGATACATCTTACACCATCCAATTTTCTGGATCCGTACCATTCTCCACTTTGAAAATCTACTCTCTTAGGATTATATGCATTTGCTAAAGCGACCTTAAAGGTTGGAATTAAATCTGAGTGGATTGCCTTATTAATAGAGGTAGTACCACATCCCATATTAAGGTCTCGGTTTAGCATATAGTAAATAATATCTTCCCATTGTTTATTCTCTAGGACGAATCTGTTTACATTTGCAATTGCAGTATGACCGGTACATATCCTATTTCTTAAATCATCCAATAAAGTAAAAATACTACCGTATGTATTTGGGTGACCTAGTAAATCTGAATTCTTTTTGCAATTCCTAGGAGTTACATTGTATTTGAAATAAGGATTGTAAGTATAGAAGAAAACTTTCTGTAAGAATTCTCTATCAGAATTTTCATCAGAGTTATCAGCATACTTTTTAAGAGTTGCAATTTTATGATTTCCTGAAGAGGAAGATCGCATTTCATCCAAGAAGGATTGTAGATAAGTAAGGTTTGTGTATTCAGTCATATTCCGTTTATTTAATTATATTATAAATATAATAAAAAAAATTGGGAATTGAAAATTTTTAGGAGACTTTTTTCTAAAAGTTATTAACAATTTTTTAATTGATCCTGGATCTTTTTGAGCTTAGCGCATTTCTCAAAATCTTCTTTATTTTCAAAATGTTTTAATATTCTACTTAAACTCTTAACTTTATGTTTTGCTGTTTTTTCATCATACTGAAATACTTGATCAGGAAACATCATAATAGTATTATAACATAAGTTCATATATTGGTCCCAACTAGTATTTTCTAATTGATCTAATAATGACTTCATAAATTCTTCATCGTTAATGTCCATTTTCTAAATCTTTCATTTGTTTTATAAGACTTTCCTGTTCCGAGTTTAATTCAGAAGGTAAGTCAACTAATATGTTTACATAAAAATCACCTAACATATCAGGATTATTATAAGAAGGAAATCCTTTGTTTTTTATCCTGAGCATTGTTCCATTCTTAACACACTTAGGTATAGTATAGGTTATTGTTTTATCAAATAATTTAACTTCACCTTTACCTCCTAATAGTGCATCATACATATTAATATGCTTAATTGTATGTAATCCTTTTTTATCTAAATAAAAATTAGTATCATCTTGAACAAGAATTGTTAAAATAAGATCACCATTTAATTCTTCAGTCATACCTCTTTGACCTAATCCTTTTAATCTCATTCTTTGCCCAGGTTTAACACCAGGCTTAATATCAACACTAACGGTTTTTGTACCTAACCTTATCTGTTTAACGCACCCATAATAAGCATCCTCTAATGTAACATATACCTGTGCAGTTATATTTTGCCCTTTTGTATTAAACCCACTACGACCAGTAAATCCTCCAAACCCATGACCACCTGCATTTTTTATAAAGTCTTCAAAGAAAGCATCATTAAATGTACCAAAAGGATTACCTTCAAACTTTGATTTCTTTTTTGGATCTGTTAATATATCATATGCATCTGCAACCTCTTTAAATCTTTCTTCATTACCTGTGGATTTATCAGGGTGGTATTCTTTTGCTAATTTTCTATATGATTTTTTAATCTCATCATCTGTAGCATTTCTATCTACACCTAATATTTTATAAGGGTCTTTCATTTCCAAAAAAGCTGAATGCCTATTAAGCTACAGGCCAAGCACAGCGATACTATTGTTTTTGTTGTAATACCTTCTCCTAGAAAATACCAAGTTAAAAATGTAAATGATATTATACCTGATCCAAACGCGATAAATCTACCTGGCCACAAAAGACCATCATAGTATTCAACTATAAACCTAGTACCATAAATCAACACATAACTTATTGATGTACCAAATATAATTGAAATTAAAAAAGGATTCTTTTTAAACCAAGGCCATACAAACTGTCCATTCGTTTGAAACCATATTGCAGATTGCCCTAAAAAGAACAATGCAAATGCTAATAATAATTTACTCATCTATATAATATTTATAACCTTGTCTAACCATGTGATCCATGTGGCTTTCCATCTGTTTTGCAGTTATCCATACTGAAGGTTCTGGTTCTACTCTTCCGTCTTCTCTTTTATCAAAGGCTTTATTTAAAAACCATTTTTCTTTTTTACTTTCCCACCAAAACCAAACCTTTTGCCATGATCTAGGTTTTTTCATATAAACTCTATTACCTTTATCCATGTGAGCAATAAATTGTTTATATGTAATATCTTTATCAGGCATTACAGTCCTAGTAAATTATTAGGCTTACCGATAGGCGCTTTATTAGATTCTTTAATTTGAATCTTCTTTAATTTTTCGTCTACTCTTCTTTTCTTTTCTGCAATATCATTTGATCTTTCCAATTGGGTAGATATTTTTCCTAGAACTTCAATTAACGAAGGAACATCACTTTCAAAGAATCTTCTCCCTGCGGATGTTCTGTAAAAATCTTTCATAATAGTTGTTTATTTTTATATACAAAAATAAGACTTAGTTTTATGAATATATAACTAAAATAACAATATTATGAAAAAGGTACCTTTATTCGAAGATTTTATACCTGTTGGTTTTGCTGCCGATAATGCTACTCAGTTTTCTATGGGTGGAAGTAGCAGACCAGAAACAGGATATAGTATGGATGCAATTGTTGGCCCAGTTGAACAATGCTCAAACCATGTAGCAGAACAAGCCAATAGCTATGAGTCAAATGATAATGCTGATCATACTGCAAAGGCATATATTAAAGAAGCAAAGAAACATATTAATGATAAGATAGATGAAGCATGCGAAAACTATTCAGCAATGGGTGAATCTACTCTTAATGAAGGAACTGATATTAGTTCATGGAACCAAGCCGGTATTAAAGGTTCTGATAATGCACAGATAACTACATTTGTTGGACCTAAAGATGTTGAGTCATTTGGTTTAGGTAGAAAATGTATGCAAATAAACATCGGAAGAAATTATGTACAATTAAATCCTGCTGATATTGTAGAATTAAAAGATCTTCTTAAAAACTATAAAGTATAATGATACCTAAATTTAATAACTATTTAAATGAAGCATCTGATTATGAGTTTAATCCTAATGAAGCTGCAAAAAGATTAAAGGATAGAGAAAAAGAAAATATTCAAAGGTATAGAGCTGCTCAAGAAAGAGGAGATAATTATGCAATTGAATTATATCAACTAAAAATACAAATGGATAAAATTGACCTTGAAGGATTAAAGGTACAAACAGCTATACATAAATTAAAACAAAAGAATGGAAAATAACCAAGAAAGAGAAGACCTAAGTAAAATCCGCCACTATAAAGGTACGGTAAAAGATTTTAAAAATTACTGGGATGAGATGGCTGGAACTGAAACTAATGCATTTGGTACACCAGAATATCAAGGCTTTAATGATGTACACCCTACTCGTGGTGAAGGTGATAGTGAACATTGGAAAACATCTAATGTAACTGAAGGTAGAAAAACTACCGATGGTTTAGGTGATGAAGGAATG